AGTAATAAAGAACGCTGTATCATACGATCTAGCTAACTTTATATTAAACTATTTCCTACTTAAACGAGATGCAGTAGGTTATATGTACGAACATAACATACACGCACAGTCCCCGATCCTTGGAACATGGACCGATCAACAAATACCTAATACCTACTCATGTTATGCTGATTTTGCTATGGAAACTCTTATGGTTAAAATGTTACCAGTAATGAAAAAACATACAGGTTTAGATTTAATACCAACATACTCTTATGCAAGAGCCTATAAAAAAGGTGATGAACTTAGAAGACATAAAGACAGACCTAGTTGTGAAATATCTACAACAGTTAATCTAGGTGGTGATCCTTGGCCTATATTTATAGATGGAACAGGATCTAATAATGTTATTGATGAGTACAAAAATATACATAAACCTAACGCTCCAGCAGGTACGAAAGTCTTGCTTGAAGTAGGCGATATGTTAGTATATAGTGGTTGCGAACTTGAACATTGGCGAGAGCCTTTTGACGGGAACATTTGCGGTCAAGTATTTCTACATTATAATCATGTGAATGGCCCATTTGCTGATAAAAATAGATTTGATGGAAGAGCTAAGCTAGGACTACCATCAGGTGTAAAATAGTATTATAATGGAGCCATATGCTACAAAAAATAGGATTTCAACCAGGGTTTAACAAACAAGTTACAGAAACTACAGCTGAAGGACAATGGGTTGATGGAGATAATGTACGTTTTAGATATGGTACACCAGAAAAAATAGGCGGTTGGCAACAGTTAGGTGAGTCAAAACTTACAGGAGCCGCAAGAGCTTTACATCATTTAGTTAACAAGTCCGGTAACAAGTTTGCAATCATAGGTACTAGTCATATTTTATATGCATACTCAGGAGGTATTTTTTATGACATACATCCTATCAAAAGCACTACAACATTAACAAGTGCTTTTAGTACAACTAATGGTTCTCCAATAGTTACAATAACATTTAGTGGCGATCACAATATTCAAGAAAATAATATTGTTCTGTTAGATAATTTTACAGCAATAACCAATTCTAATTACTCAGCATCAGATTTTGATGATAAAAAATTTATGGTAACAAGTGTACCATCTAGCACAACTATAACAATAACAATGCCCTCAAATGAAACAGGATCGGGTGCAACAACATCAGGTGGTATTAGAGTAAGACATTATTATCCTGTTGGACCAGCAACTCAATTACCTGGTTTTGGTTATGGGTTAGGTCAATGGAGTGGAACAGTATCAGGTGAAGCAACAACAACTTTAAATGGTGGTATTAACTCATCTACTACTACAGGTATTACATTGTCAGACGTTTCACAGTTTCCAAGTTCTGGTACCAACTTTATTCAAATAGGCACAGAAGAAATTTCTTACACAGGAATATCAACAAACACTTTAACAGGTGTAACAAGAGAAGTTAGAAACACAACAGCAGCTTCTCATTTAAATGGAGCAACAGTAACTAACACTTCTGACTATGTTGCATGGGGCGAAGCAGCTTCAGGTGACTTAGTTATAGATCCTGGTTTATGGAGTATAGATAACTTTGGAGATAAAGTAATTGCACTAATACATAATGCACAAGTTTTTGAATGGGACTCTAATGCAACAAACGCAACCAATAACAGAGCAACTATTATTAGTGGTGCACCAACAGCATCACGTGATATGTTAGTATCAACTCCCGATCGTCACTTAGTATTTTTTGGTACAGAAGAAACAATAGGTACACCTGCTACACAAGATGAAATGTTTATTAGATTTTCAGACCAAGAAGATATTAATACATATCAACCAACAGCAATTAACACTGCTGGTTTTCAAAGACTTGCAGACGGATCAAAAATTGTAGGTGCAGTTAGAGGTAGGGATGCGATTTATGTTTGGACAGATACATCTTTGTTTACTATGAGATTTATTGGTCAACCTCTTACTTTTGGTTTTCAACAAGTTGGAACTAACTGTGGTTTAATTGGACAGAATGCTGCGTTAGAAGTTGATGGTGCTGCATACTGGTTATCAGAAAATGGTTTCTTTAGATACTCAGGTAGTTTGGAAACTATGACATGTTTAGTAGAAGACTTTGTTTATAACGATTTAAATACAACAGCTAACCAATTAATTAATGTTGGATTAAATAATTTGTTTGGAGAAATTACTTGGTTCTATTGCACAGAAAGTTCTACTGTTGTTAATAGATCTGTAACTTATAATTATATGGACTCATCACCACAGAGACCTGTTTGGACAACAGGAACCTTAGCTCGTGGAACATGGCAAGATTCAGCTGTGTTTGGTTTACCACACGCAACAGAATACAGTGCAGGTGTTGACTCTTCTTTTGATGTAGTAGGTAATACTGAAGGAAGTACAATATATTTTGAACATGAAAAAGGAACTGATCAAATAGCTAATGGAACAACTACAGCAATTGCTTCTAATATTGAATCAGGAGATTTTGATATTACACAAGCTCGTAGTACGTCTACCGGACAACAAACAGGTGTTGCAACATTTAAAGGAGATGGTGAATTTATTATGAAGATAAGAAGATTTATACCTGACTTTTTATCTCAAACAGGTAGTACACAAGTAACACTACAACTTAGAAACTATCCTAATGGTTCTCAAGCAAGCTCACCTTTAGGTCCGTTTACTATTACATCTTCAACTGATAAAATAGATACACGTGCAAGAGCAAGAGCTATATCTTTAAAAGTAGCTAACACAGGAGTTTCTCAAAGTTGGAAGTTAGGTACATTTAGATTAGACACACAACCAGATGGAAGAAGATAATGGCTAAAGTAACAGTAGTATTTACAAGACCTGGAAAAGAATATAAACAGAATGATGCTGATTCTTTGATTAGAGATTTGGATGGATTGATTGAAAAACTAAACTCTACATTTCAACAAGATTTAAGAGACGAACAACAAAGATTTACATGGTTTACAACAGCAAGTCCGGGAGTAAATAATGGCTAACAGATATAAAAATGCACAATTTGATTTAACAACTACTGATGCTACAGATATTTACACTGTACCTTTAGAGTCTAGAGCTATTATACAAAACATACAAGTTGCAAATGTAGGTGGTTCTAACGTAGAACTAAAAGGTTTTATTTTTGATACTTCAGCATCGAGAACTTTTCAGTTTGCAGAACAAACTATAAATACAGGGACTTCTAGATCATTAAACAATGGTACAGTTATATTAGAAGAGAGTGACAAGTTACAATTACAGGCAGCTACAGGTGATATATTTGAAGGCACAGTATCAATACTAGAATTTGACAGGACTTAATATGATAGAGATAAAACCAACAAAAGTAGAAACAACGTACAGACACAAAGAAACTGGAGAGCTTTTTAAAGAAAAAAAAGACTGGGAAGCTAAAGGTTATAAAAACGAGGACATGGCTCAAGACGTAAATGTTATAATGCCTAGCCTTGATTTATTTGGAAAAACAAAATAGAATAGAAAAATGGCCATAACAAACGCACAACAATATCAACAGCTAGTTAAAAAAAGAGCAGACGGTGAACGTCCTGGTTATGTAGGTAGTGATTATGGAAGCAGTGGTTATCAAGGTGGAATGAGAGGTAATAGTGGCTATCAAGGAAGTAAAGGCGACGGTATTGCAGATAACACTGGTCCTGGAGTAGATAGATCAAAAACTACTGTAGAACAAAATTTAAATACTGCAAAAGCAATTATTAATTCTAAATTAACTCCAACAACTTTTAATAAATATAAAGACAATATTCCGTTTGGTATAGGACTTGCAAGTAGAATAGGTCTTATACCTAACAAACAAGCTAAATTTAATAAAGCAATTGAGCTTGGTTTATTAAGAGATCTTGGAAAAGAAAGACAATATTATGATGATGATATGATTACTCCAGAATTTTTTGATACCAAAGAAGGAGAAAATCTTTTAAAAGAGGCTGGTGCTTATCCTGGTTTACCTGAACCACGAGAAAAAGATGACTTTTACATTCCACCAATTCCTGTACCAACTACAACAGGTTTAGATACAACAGATGCAGATGCAGAAGAACCTAAATTTAATACTGCTTTTAGATACTTAGCGGATGGTGGTAGAGCAGGTTTAGCAGAAGGTGGCATGCCTTACGAAGGTGGAATCATGGACCTTGAATCAGGAAGACAACAATATTTTTTAGGTAAGTTAGTTAAAAAAGCAACTAGAGCGGTTAAGAAGATTGCAAAATCTCCAATAGGTAAAGCTGCATTAGGTTATGCTTTAACAGGTGGACTAGGTAATTTAGCCGGAGGTTCCGGTTTGTCTGGAGCATTCAAAGGTTTTATGAGTCCAGAAAAATTTCTTGCACCATCTAAATTAGCTGGTATTTTTTCTGGAGATGGTTTGCGTAATATAGCTTTTGGAGCACCTGGTAAATATTTAGGGAGTCCTAGAGGACCTAATACTGGTATATTGACTAAAGGAAGTTCTGGTTTATTCGGATCAGGTGGTAGTTTTTCACCTTTTAAAGCAATAGGTTTAACATCATTAGCTTCAGGTTTAATGACACCGGAACAAGAGGATGAAGATGAAACATTATACCAAGGTGCAGATATAGATGATCCAAGATACATTATGGCTAATGCATATAAATATACTAACCCAAGACTAATGGCTGAAGGTGGATCTACAGAAGCAGAACCAGTAGCTAAAAAGACTATGCCTTTATTAGATATGGATGGTCAAGAAATGGATTTAAGAGCTGAAGGTGGATTTGTACCACTTGGTAGAATGGAAAAAGCAGATGACGTACCTGCAAGATTATCAAAAAATGAATTTGTGTTTACTGCAGATGCTGTAAGAAATGCTGGTGAAGGAGATATAGACAAAGGCGCAGAAGTTATGTATAACATGATGAAAAACTTAGAATCCGGAGGTGAAGTTTCAGAAGAATCTCAAGGGTTAGAAGGTGCTAGAGAAATGTTTCAAACATCACAAAGATTAGAGGAAGTAATATAATGGCTACAACAACACAGATTAATAGACCAGCACCCTTTGTAGAAAAACTAGGAACTAATTTAGCAGAAAATGTTTTAGCTCAACAAGGTACTCCTGTTGTATCACAAGGTTTAGCAAGTCTTGGAACAATGGCTCAACCAAATCAACAGTCTTTTGAAACAGCAGATCAATTTAAAACAAGACAAGATTTATTTGGTGCTCAACAAAGAGCTGCATTAGGTTTCGAACAAAGACAACAAGCATTAGGAGGACTTGCACCACAAGTAGCAGGTCAAGATGTATTACAACAAACAGCACAAACGTTAGCACAACAAGGTGCAGGGATAGATCCAACTACTGGAAAAAAAACTGGACTAGCTTCTTTTGAACCATTTTTAAACACAGCAGGACAACAAGCAGGTGAAGCATCTAGATTAGGTGGAGCTGCTGAAACAGCATTAGGAACAGCAGCATCAACTTTTGGTGGATTAAACACACAAAATTTACTTGGAACAGGTGTTGACACAAGAACAGCACAACAAAAAGCAGCTGGTGATCCAGCATCACTTGGATCAATTGAATCTTACATGTCCCCTTATCAATCACAAGTGATTGATGCATCGTTAGAAGAATTTGATCGTAACTCACGTATTCAAGAACAGAGAATACGAGATCAACAAGCAAGTTTGGGTGCGCTCGGCAGCGGTCGAGCGGGAGTGCAACTCGCTGAGTATGGCACAGGGGCAGCGAGAGAACGGGCTTTATTAAATGCCGGTCTCTTACAGCAAGGTTTTGGACAAGCTCAAGCTGGAAGACAGCAAGACATCCAAAACAGATTTAACTTAGGAACAGCACAGCAAGGTATTGCTGGAGCAACTCAAGGTTTAGGTTCATTTCAATCAGGACTAGCTGGACAACAAGCAGGACTTGGAGCACAAACACAAGCACTACAAGGAACAGATATTTCACGTTTAGGTCAGTTGGGCGCACTGAACCAAGCACAGCAACAAGCAGATTTTGATGCAACAAGAGAAGCAAATAGAATGGCAACATTTCAACCACAAGAACAATTAGATAGATATGCTAATCAAGTAACAGGAATCATGGGTGGTTATCCAGGTCAAACAATGTCAACAAATGTACCTAACCCTACACCATTACAAACTGCATTAGGTGTTGGTACAACGCTTGCTGGTATTTATGGTGCAGTAGGAAAAGGTTATGGTGGAGATAAAGGATTTTTTGGAACTTCATAATGAATAGAACTTTAAAAAGACCAATGTTTAGAATGGGTGGATCAACAGGAACTGGTATTACATCAGGACTAGATCAACCAAGAAAACAATATAGAGAAGGAACACCTAATCCTTACGACACAGGTGTCATGTCTCCTGGAACATTGCCAGGTTTTTTAACTGGCTTTGGTTTAGATTTAATTTCAAGACCACCAGAAGGAAACATATTTCAAACAGCAGCTTCAGCAGCTAAAGATCCTTTTGAAAAATTTCAAATGGCTCAAATGAGAAAAGGTGAGCAAATGGGTGAAAGAAATTTTTTAAGAAGTGAAAGAGAATCTGGACAACAATTTAAATCAGACTTACAAGAAAAAGCACTAGAATCTAATGAAAGAATTGCTGGTATGTCTCAAAGTGATGATGATGTTATGGCTTTTGCAGAAATTTTTAGAGACGTAGATACTAATGCACCTAATTTAATTAAAGGAGCAAACGCAGTTAATTTTTTTAAAAAAGGTGGATACGATGAATTAGTAACTGTGTATGGAAAAGAATCTGTATCTACAAAACCAATTGATGTGTCAGTATATGTAAAACAAAGTAACATTAAAAAATTTAGAAATTCTAACCCAGGTTCAGAAAATAAAGTATACTTTGATGTGTCATCAGGCGAAGCTGTTAAATTAGTACAAAATGTAGAAACAGGTAATCTTAAATTTATAAAAGCAGATTCTAGTGAAATAGATCAAGAAGGTGAAATGATGCCAGACAAAAATACTTCACCAGAGTCTGCATTATTTAATCGAAAAGTAGATGAAAACAAAGTAGAAGAGTTTAAAGAAGAAATGAAAACAGATGCTTTTGATATAGGTAATATCTACGACGAATAGGAGTAGAAAATGGCAAAATATGTACCCTTATCCCCAGCCGAAGAAAGTAGTCCAAGTAGTATATTCGCATCTGTAGGTGCAGGTCTTGCATCTGGTTTAATTAAAACTGTAGAAGGTGTAGTTTCTCTTGGAGCAGAGCTCGTGGATTATGGAGCTGACAGTAATACAGCAGCAGATGTAGAAAGATTTTTTGACGATATAAATATATTTGAAGATACTGCACAAGATAGAGTTGCAGGTAAACTTGTAGAAGTATTTACACAGATAGGTATACCAGGAGGTATTGGTTTTAAAGCAGCAACTAAATTAGCAGACAAAGCATTGAAAGCAAAGAAAGCTGGAACATACGCAAACTTAAAATCTAAAAGTGTTACACTTGCAGCAGCGAAAGCTGATGAATTAAACAAAGCATCTAAAACAAAAAGATTTGCAGCTGGTGTATTTGGTGGTGCAACAGGAGAAACGTTTGTTGCAGATGTAGAAGACATAGGAACTTTTGGTGATTTCTTTGACGGACCAACAGCAATAGATGATTCTGAATTAGAAGGTAGAGATGAAGCCGGTAGAAGATTATTAAATAGATTAAAATTTGGTAGTGAGTCTTTATTTTTAACACCCTTTGTTTATGGTGTAGGTAAAGGAGGCAAGGCTCTTGCAACACGGGGCAAGGAACTTGCATATAGTGACAGTGCATTTGAAAGATGGGTTAATAAATATATTGGTTCACCGTTTAGACCAAGAGGAGATTTACCTGAAGAAGTTTTTGCATCTGAAATGGCAAAGCAAGGATTAAAAGCAAGAGATACATTTAGAGCAAAAGAATTAGTTACAAATATTACCAAAGAAGTAGATAAAATATACCCTTCATCAAGTAAATTTTTTGATAGTTCAACTAATGTAGAACAAAAACAATTTTACAAAGACTTAAACGCTACTTTGTTTGACGGTGATTTAAGTAAAAAAATTAATCCAGGTGCAAAAGATAAATTAATTAAAACATTAAAAAATAAAAAAGTTAATCCAGATGCTATTAGTAGAATAACTTCAAATTTAGATGAAGCAAGAAGTGAATTTACTAATTTAATTTCAATACTACAAAAAAATAGTAAAGGTAAAATTAAATCAGGAGCTAAAGATTTACAAAAAATTATGAAAGATAGAATAGAAGGTTGGTTAGGTGGTACATACGGAATCTTTCAAAAACCAAAAGGTTTATTTAAATTGTTTCAACAGTTTAAACCAACAGAAGAAGCATATGTAAATGCTATAAATTTATTTAGAAGGTATCTAGCAAAGACAGATAAAACTAGAAAAAAAGATTTTAATCCTGATAGCACAGAATACTACGAACAAGCAAAGTATGCAGTTGATGATATTATAAATCAAGTACAAGTTAAAAAGAAACCTGGTGGACTTCCTGACATAGCCTATCAAGATAAAACTGGTATGTTAAAAAAGAAAAGTTTTGAAGAAGCAAAAGGTAGAGGATCTAAAGTATTTAGAGAATTGTTTGGTGAAATACAAGACCCACGTTATTCTATTTTTAATGCAATGACAAACCTATCAGCTGTTGCAAGAACAGCTTCATATTTTGATGATGTTGTAGCACAAAATGCAAAAGTACAACAAGGAGGTGGTAGAGGATTTTTTTGGGAATCAGAAGAACTTGCAAAAGCAGCTGTCAATTCTCCAGGTACTGGTATTGAAATAGTAAAAGTCGCTGATGTTATTGATAAATTACCTGGCGGTAATAGTATAGTAAGTCCTTTGTCTAGTAAATGGACAACAAAAGAAATAGCAGATGGTATTAAAAATGCTAACGATGTAGGTGCAAGTTTAACTTCTGTTATCAGAGGTAGAGAAGGTGCAAACCCTGCAGAGAAAGCAGCTACATGGTTTTATAGAAACCTTTTATTATTTCCAAAAGGTATATCACAAATGGCCAAAACAATTTTTTCTATACCTACACACTTACGTAACTTCTTTAGTGCAGGTGCGTTTGCAAGTGCAAATGGTATATTGTTTGAAGGTCTAACTAATCCTGGTTTATTAAAAAAAGCATTTGCAGAGGGTATAGATACATCTGCATTATTAAAACTAGGTCCAGGAAGTAAAGAAGCACAAGCAGCTTACAGAGAATTATTAGAACTTGGTGTTGTAAACTCACAAGTACAGATAGGAGATCTTATAGGTCTATTAAGAACAGCAACAGGTGATACTGGTGTAGCTAATACAGACACAATCTTAAGACCATTTATGTCTAAACTAAAAAAACTTGGAGATTTTTTTCAAGGTAAGTATGTTGCAGAAGATGATACTTGGAAGATTACAAACTATGTAGTCGAGCTAGATAGATTAAAAAAAGGAGCTGTTAAAAAAGGAATTGATTTAACAGAAGAGACTATTCAAACATTAAAACAAGATGCTGCTAGCATAGTTAAAAACACTGTACCAAATTATGCATACGTTGGATCTGTTGTTAAGACTGCAAGAATATTACCCATTGGTAATTTTATGTCGTTTCCATCTGAAATTATTAGAACTACAACTAATATTGCAGAACAAGGTATAAAAGAAATGAAACACTTACCCGCTGCAGGTGAAAGAATTATAGGTAGTAATCTTACACCTTATATTAATATAGAAGGAAAAGGTCTTGTTAAAAATAATAACGTCATGTATGGCACAGGATTTAAAAGACTAGCAGGAATGGCAACTACCTTAGCTGTGGTTCCAGAAGCAGCTGTTGAAGGTGCTAAATGGATTTATAATGTAAGTGAAGATGAGATACAGGCCTTACGACAGTTCGTACCTGATTGGTCAAAAAATTCTACATTGATTCCAATAAGAACAGATGATGATGAATTAAGATATATAGATTTTAGTCACAGTAATGCTTACGATGTAATTGCAAGACCGTTTAGAACTTTAACAAATAGTATTATAGCAGGTGAACAAAATGATCAAACATTATTAGCTGGCTTTGTTGATGGTGTAAACCAAGCAGGTTCAGAAATAATGAATCCATTTATATCAGAATCTATTTGGACAGAAGCTGTAACAGATTTAACTGTAAGAGGTGGTAGAACACAAGAAGGTAGACAACTGTACACGGATCAAACACCAGCAGGAAACAAAGCTGCAATTAGATTCCTACATTTAGGAAATGCGTTAGCACCTTCATACAAACAATTTCAAAGATTAGGACAAGCTGCATTCGGAACTCCTGACAAGCGAGGAGATGTTTTAAATATTGGACCAGAGCTAGCAGGATTTATGGGACTACGTCCTATCAAAGTAGATCCTTTACAATCAATGGGATTTAAAATTGCTGAGTATCAAACAGGTATAAGAAATGCTAGAAGAGAATTTACTGGTGGTTACTTTGGAATACTTAGAGGTGGTAGAATAAAACCTAATGATGTTATTCAAGCTTTTTATAATTCAAACAGAGCTAGATTTTTAGTTCAACAAGAAATGAATAAAAATATAAATGCTGCAAATATTTTAGGTGTAAACAATCGTGCATTAGGAATGGAATTTGCAGATAGACAAATAAGTCCTGACACTTTTAGAAAATTAGCGACAGCTAGATTTGAACCATATTTTCCATCAGAAGATATACAAGAAAGATTTAGAGAGATTGCAAAAAATCTTGGTGATCCAAATGTTTTTACAGAAGTTGCATCTACTTTAAGATTAATGTCTGGTGAGTTTAGAACACTACCTTTAGATGGTGCGTTTGATGTTGAATTAAATGATTATTTATTTGAAGACATTGCAACACCACCATTACCGGCTTCAGTTACCTCTGCAAAACCCATTGTAAATACACAAGCAAATGCTCAGAATGTTAACCCTACAACAAACTTGACATCAACGGAAACTGCATTACTATCCCCTGAAGAACAAATAATCAGACAAAGGTTAAGGAGAACAACGTAATGGTTAAAAAATCTGCATTACAAAAAATTGAATCGCATGAAAAGCTTTGCAGGATTATGCAAAAGCAAACCTTTGAACAAATAAAAGAAATGCAAGAACGAATTAAAAGATTAGAGTATTGGATAGTCGGAGGCATGGGAGCCGTACTAATAGTTTTACTTACAGATATTACAAAATAAAAATTTTTTTATGCAACTTTCAAAACACTTCAGTTTAAAAGAAATGACCAAATCAATGACTGCTCAACGTAGGGGTATTGACAATACACCAGGATCAGGTGAGATTAAAAGTTTAGGAGACCTTTGTTATGAGGTCTTAGAGCCACTACGGGCACACTTCGACAAACCTGTTACGATTACCAGCGGATACCGCTCAGAGGCGCTCTGTGAGGCCATAGGCAGCAAAAAAACATCACAGCATGCCAAGGGCCAGGCGGTCGACCTAGAAATATTTGGCGTGCCAAATATTAAGACAGCTTACTGGCTACAAAATAACGTGGACTTCGATCAATTGATCATGGAATATTTTGACAAAGACGATCCGGCAGGGGGATGGGTCCACATATCTTATCACGAATCAGACTCAAACAGAAAACAAGTGCTAACCTTTGACGGAAAAAAATACACTGAAGGTCTTCCAGATATGGAATGGAAAGACGGCAAAGTCGTAGGTTAAATTTCTGCACGCGCCACGCGTATGGTCCTACTAATTACTGGATTATTTACACATACAACCAATAAAATTACCACTACCATCCTTCATAATATGTAAATTTAAACTACTAACATATCCTGTTAGTTTTTCTCTTAATATATTACACAAATCTATACAGCTAACTTCACTAGTTAAAACTATTCCATCTAATATTTCTTTTGTAATTGGAATTAATTGATAAACACCATCATTAAAAATAATTATATCCATTCTTTTAATTCCTCTCCCATAACTTGACTAGCTATATCAATTTTATTTCTTAAAGCTTCTACAATTTTTTCATCAATAGTATCTTCTGCAATAATATCAATATAAGTTACGTTTTTCTTTTGTCCTATACGATGTGCTCTGTCTTCTGACTGTAAACGTTTTTCTAAGTCATATCCGTTAGAATAGTAAATTACGGTGTTTGCAGCTGTTAAAGTTATCCCATAGCCGCCCGTAGCAGGCGTTCCAATAATAAATCTACAGTTAGGGTCTGTTTGAAATTTAACAATGTTTTCTTGTCTAATTTCTTGTGGTGTTAAACCATAGTAGTGAACATAAGAATCTTTACCAAATTTTTTAGTAATGTTTTTTATAATATCTCCTACACTAAATTGATAGTTAGCCCATATAATAGCTTTACCTTCAGTTTCTTCAAGAACAGACATTAACTCAGTCATTCTATTGCTTTCTACTTCTTGTGTAGATCCATCATCAGCTGTTACATAGCCACAAGTTATTTGATGGAGTCTCATTAATTGAGTTAACACAGTCATAGTAGTGGTAACTTTACCATTTAATATAGCAAGAGCTTCTTCTTTCATTTGTTTGTATACTTTTTGTTGATCTGCTGTTAATGAAATGTGTCTTTTAATAAAGTTCTTTGGTGGTAGGTCCAAGCAGTCTTCTTTTAATACTCTATAAGAAAAGTCTTTTACTTTATCTGATAACTCACCTAAATTTTGAAACCCATCTACAACTTGTATTGATCTTCCACGAAGATGCATTGTTTTCATTTCTGCATAACGATTACGAAACGCATAGTAAGAAGCAAAGTCCAATAACCACGGATCAAGGAACTCACACTGAGTGTATAAATCAAGTGGGTTTTTAGTAATAGGAGAACCTGTCATAATTCTTTTATACTTAGCGTTTAACCCCAGACTAATAATATTTTTAGTTCTTCTTGCAGTTGGTGTTTTAATTGTAGTGGACTCATCAATGGCCATCATAGTTTTATGAGAGTTAATAAATTTACGAGCAAACTTAACGCCTTTGTCTGTACTTAATGCTTCAACATTCATAACTAAAATGTGTAATGCAGTTTCTATTTCAAATAAAGATTCTAATTTTTCTTGTTGTCCTTTTGTAATATTTGGTTGCCATAATACGGACACATTCTCTATGTGATCTGGAAGATGTGTAGGTAGTTCTTGTTCAAACCAAGTTTTAACAACTCCTTTAGGAGCAATAATTAAGGCACCATCTATTTTACCTTTATCGTAAAGCATAGCGACGTTGTCTATTAATACTTTTGTTTTACCTGTACCCATTTCCATAAAATATGCATAGGTTTCTTTATTCCACGATTTTTCCAACGCAGTTATTTGATGCGCATACGGCTTAGTTTTAAATTTATAATTCATAATTATCTTCTTTCTGTATTGACTTATATATAATCAATGTTATATAGTTTGTCAATGTCAGAAAGTATAGAGTATGGAAATATAATAAAAACACACACACCAGTTGTGTATGTTATTCAAGAAATTCCTGGTACACAGGCAGGCAATCCTAAAATTAATATTCTAGGTGCGTCTAACTATGGACAGTTTAAATTTTTATTACCAGAATTTTCTCAAATGATTTTCTCTCCTGGTCCTTTAATTTTTAAATTAAGAAAAGGTTTAAAAGATTTTAAGATAGGAGATTATTTATTATTAACAGGAGATCCTGCAATCATAGGTGTTGCATGTTCTATTGTATCTGATATTACAAACGGTAAATACAAAGTCCTAAAGTGGGACAAACAAGAAAGAAAATACTATCCAATAGAAATAAACTTATATGAAAGAGGAGAAATAGATGACAATTGATTTTGAAAAGGATCAACAAGATGCAATGAGTAGAACTGAAAATATTCAGTCTCTTGCAGATCAAGTGCAAGCTTTAGAAGGTTTGTATACAAAAATAGAAGCAAATGAAAATAGTTTAAAAGATTTAAAAAAAGAATACCAACGTATATCAGGAGAGGTTATACCTACCATGATGTCCGAAATGGGTTTAGCAGAATTAAAACTACAAGATGGATCACATCTTAAAGTTTCAACGTCGTATCGTGCTACTATTACAGAAGCAAATAAAGAATCGGCGTTTAACTGGCTTCGGGACAATGGACTAGGTGATATTATTAAGAACGAGATCTTGGTATCATTTGGTCGTAACGAGGATAACAAGGCAGCAACATATGCTGAACTTGCGAAAGGTCAAGGGTTTCAACC